GGGAGGCTCCGAGGGGGGCTTTGGATGTGAGAGGACCTGTGGTTCTAGGTCCAGGAACGTTACCAAAAGATTATTGGTTTCAACCCGCTCTTACCATATTTGAAACTTTTTCAGCTGCTGCTAGTGCCAGGCCCGGTGGAGGTATACAATTTTGTCAATATAATAGTCCGGGCCAGGGATGGATGATGGGTGTTGACACCGACACGGCCACCTCCACGAACGGTTGTGAACTGATATGGGAATATCATAATAATGGAGCTCGTACTGGTCGAGGTGCCCAGCTTTCAGCTGTTCCAAATATCACATCCATAAATTTCACCGGACAACACAGAACCTTCATTAAGGACGTACCCTTCTCTCGAGTGGGTGACTTAGAAGGTCTTATTGTTTCTTCTGACCAAAACAAATACATTAAAATGAGTGGTGGTATTGAGGCTGGTTCAAATGCGATTACCACAAACGAATCACTCCCAATCGTCTCGTTGTCCACGACAACCAATGACAAAAAATGTTTCGGTGTCATCTCAGCCTCCGAAGACCCCAAACAAAGGACTGATGCGTATGGTATTTTTAAATCATTCTACCCAAAAGAAAAGGGTGATACTCGTGTCTACATCAACTCGGTTGGTGAAGGTGCCATTTGGGTCGTGAATACCAACGGGTCCCTCGAGTCGGGTGACTACATTACGACATCCAACGTAGCAGGCTACGGTCAGAAACAGGATGACGACGTGCTTCACAATTACACGGTCGCCAAGATTACCATGGACTGTGACTTTGAGCCTGCGACCCAACCGGTCCAACAGATCCTTCGATCAAATGTCGTCGAGACCTATTATTTGGGGAATGTGCATCACACCAAAACAGTTCCTCACGAATTCGTGACGACCACGGTGGGTGCGGATGATACTTGGTCCAACGTTTCGATTAAGCCTTCGGATGTTACATACGCAGAATGGTCCAACTTGGAAGCCAATACACAAAACATGTACACTTTGACATATACCCAAACCAGTAACGTGGTTTACGACGTGAAGTACACACTCACGACGACCACGAATGTCACGGAAAGTGACTCATGGGACAATGTATTCATTGATCCACCGGGTGTAACCTACACGGAATGGTCCAATCTTGAAGCGAATACACAAAACACGTACACACTCACATTCACACAAACAACTACAGACGAAAAGACTCCTGAAGAGTGGTCTGCACTCGAGCCGAACACACAGTCCCTTTACAACAAGGTCTATTATCAATCTGTGGAGGAGGAGGTTGCGGCGACGTGGCCCGGTGCGGTCGCACACACACGGGTGACCGAACGAATCGAGAATGAACTCGACGAACACGGTCAGATCCAATGGGAAGACCATCCTACAGAAACGGAGAAGGCATACAAAATCAGGTACTTGGATGTTTCAGGTGCCCAAACAGATTCTGCGAATGCAGTACACATAGCAGCCTTCGTGGGGTGTACGTATCATTGTGGCTAAGTCCCGATTTGAGACCGAAGGTCTGTGGTCGTACATGAAAAAAAACTTGTTACAAATTGAGTTCCAATTTGTAACAAGTCCCATATCAAATAAAACCCGAGGGGTTTTGGTCATTTAAAAAAACCTCCCCAAATAGTAGAAAGGATGTCTATCTATCCACCAACAGGGACATTGGAAATTAAGGACGCCACCCTAAAAATCCCGGTGATCGATCTCCAGTACACCTCAAACACCGCAAAGATAGAGGCAAACTCCAACGTCGTCACGGAGTTTCCCCGATCCAAGAAACTCATCAAGTATCCGAGGGTGGCTTTGAGTACAAACGCTGGAAATCATTCAGCACTTGGATCTGGGTACACACAAGATGGATACACCGTTAAAGTGTCTTCGGAGTTGACCGCCACCTTTACGGGAACAAAGGCGTTCACGAATACAAATCTCGACAATACAGATACATGGATTTCCGATCAATTAAAATATTCTTCTGGTACTCCTGTTTCTGTTACGACAAACGTGAATAAATTTGGTCAAAATGGTGAATGGTTAGAAATTAAACTTCCCAATAAAATAAAACTTTCGTCTACTAGAATATTTAGTAGACGTACATATGTCACTGAACGAAATGATACTGCGGATATATGGGCTTCTAATACAGGCACTGACGGTGACTGGGTAAAACTTACGACGATCAACTTTAATGATGCGTACACCGACGTTATTCCGATGGTAGCTGACATAGATACATTGACATATTATCAATATTTCGCTATTCAAATCACGGAAGTCGGATGGACTAATGGAACTTATGTTAATATAGGTGAATGGGAACTCTTCGGCGTCCCCGAATATGACCCCGAGGCTCACGGCACTGACGTGGTGGTCAAGTCTGTCCCCAACGTCCCCAACACGGATTGGTTGGAGGTCTACTATGATGCGAAAGGGTTGGAGAATGCGGCTGTCACAGCCGTTGATGACCTCACACCCAGTGGGACAAATGACGGAACAGCGACGAATGTTACCGTATCTGATGGAGCTTTTGTTTTTAACGGCACATCTTCGCTTCTAGAATCATCCACGACTATTGTAAATCCAACTGGTGACATACCTCACACGTTTTCGTTATGGGTTAAACCTTCCGACGGTGATTTAGATGATACTGGTAATCATTACTTAATCGCTTACGGTACAGAATTGAATACCGGTAAATGGTCTGGTATAAGTATATCAAATAAACGGTTCGCGTCCGTGATACACGCATCTGTTGTTCGCTTTGGCCCCGAAATACGAGTAGGTGAGTGGTACCATATTGTTCTGAATTACAAGAGTGGTGGTATTCACAATTCAGACAGGTTTGATTTTTTTATAAATGGTTCGCAAATAAACACTTCGGCACTTTCTACGGCTGGGTCACAAGCTGGTAGTGCAACTCTTAATTTGAGTTCACCCGCTAAACTCGTTTTGGGAGGATTATTTAATGGTTCAGAACGGAGTAGTAGTATAATCGCAAACGCCCGCCTCTTCAACCGGGTCCTGACCCCCGACGAAATCTACCAACTCTACGCCTACCAGAAGGAGTATTTCGGTCATGGGGACTTGGGCATGACCCTCAAGGCTGGGCGTTTAGGGATTGGGACTTCGGAGCCTCAGGCGGCTTTGGATGTGCGAGGTGATATCTACGGTGGGTGCCCGGTATTCTTTACAGCCTATGCCGGGGATAATGGTACTGTAACTGGTTCTAGTACAGGCACGGTTATCGTATTCAATAAAACGACGGTAAACAGGGGAGGTGCATATGATATCTCGAATGGAAGATGTACATTTCCGGTAAGTGGATACTATGAAGTATTTTTCAGGGGTGGAACAGCTTCTACTGTTGATTTTCATGCAAAAATATATAGAAATGGTAATGCACCCGGGTCGGGGGGTTGGCCAAACAATCTTCCAAGACTTTGGGATCACGGGGATATGCAGTATAGAAACGCGGGAACTATTCAATTCTTCTATTATTTCACGGCGGGAGAATATATAGAGGTAAGGTTGACGAACTCCAGTGTGTTTAACGCAGACAATTATAATTCATTTTCTGTAAAATATTTATCCAACTAAACATTTCCTCCAAAGTGCAACCCACTTTGCAAGAAAAAGATCCCGTGTCAAAGACAAAGTCCTACGGACTTTTCTTGTCTTTAAAAAAACCTCCCCAAATAGTAGATATGTCGGCGAATGGATCGAATAGGTTCCTCAACATCGAAGACGCGAACCTCCGTGTTCGTTCAGGAAACGTCCACGCCAAGGGTATTACTGTGGGTGGTATCACAGTTGGTGCGGCGCACGGACTCCAGAGTGTCTCCGATGTGTCGAACACCACCAGCAACACACTGCAATTCACGAACGCGACCACCTCCTTCAAGGCCACCTCAAACATCGAGGTCGGTGGTGATGTGAGGACCACCTCCTTCAAGGCCACCTCAAACATCGAGGTCGGTGGTGATGTGAGCTACACCTCCAAACCCAAAATCTCTGTAGAGTCCAACGTGGTCACCGAATACACGGGACCCCACGATAGACCTCTGCGGAAGTACCCGGAGGTGGCTTTGACCGCTGATGCTGCTACGTCTTCGGGGTACAAGGGGTACAAAGTGACTTTTAGTGCACAACAGGATACAGATACACGTGCAGCTTTTCGTCTATTTGACCATGATACAACAGATACAAATAGATGGCAGTCTGGTGGTGGTACGTATAACACAAGTTCTCCACACGCTGCCATACTTACTAATAATCTTCCAAGATTGACTGATGTAGATGGAACTAATCACGATGGACAGTGGGTCGGTCTTCAACTTCCAGTGATGATAAAATTGGATCATATTAAATTTACGACATACCAAGCTGCAACGCGTATTTATAGTCCAAGTAATTATGTAATTTTAGGAAGTAATACCGGATTGGATAATAGCTGGAATTTACTAAAAGAAGTGACGGATCAATTATATACAACAAATAAAGAGACTGTCGTGGTTCGTGTAAACGCTATGAATAAATACAAATATTATGTATGGTTGATAAAAAATTTAGGTAGTACGACGGGAACAAGTAGTTCTACGGTGATAGTCCCAGAACTCGAATACTACGGCCACGAAGAAGGCAGTGGCTCCCTAGACACCACCCTAAAGTCCGTGTACAACGTGCCGGCGACCACGGGGACCCAGTTGGAGGTCTACTATGATGCGAAGGATTTGACGACGATGCCGAGCACTGTGACCGATTTGGCAGGTGGGGACCAAAATGGGACCGTTACGGGACATTCACCCACATTGGATAACAATTCTTTTGTGTTTGATGGGACGGGGGATTATATAGAATCAACTCTAACAAATGATAGTGGTGCGTGGATATTTTCCAAATCACTCTGGTTCAAACAAACTGTCGAACCCACTAACCTTAGTTGTATGTCAAGTATTGGCGATTATAGTGTTTCGGATGCTACATTTTTTTATTTACACAGGAATCATATACTAATAAGTATTTACAGTAGTGGTGCGTATTTCCCAAGAGAATGGGTAGTAAATGAATGGACACATGCAGTAGCCGTAATGAAAGGAACCACGAGTAGTATAAATGATATCGAACTTTACATTAATGGAAAGAAAGTGGAAGCCACTTCTCAGTTTGGTACAGCAACAACAAGAACATTACCCACAAACGCTCAACTCAGAGTTGGGCGTGAAGTTGGAAGTGGAACGAGTTATTTCACCGGCTCCATCGCCAACTTCCGTCTCTACTCCAAGGCCCTGAACGCCGACCAAATCAAGGAACTCTACGATTACCAAAAAGACTATTTCTTGGGGTCCAAGTCCCAAGTGACCCTGTACAAGGGACACTTGGGCGTGGGGGTCACCGAACCCTCGGGGCAATTGGAACTCGCGGGAGATGAGCGGATTCAAGAGTATCCTCCTAGGGGATTGACGGGCTACGAAACGTATATGGAAGGTCATGGTGTGTTTTGTGCGAGTGCGAGTACTGAGTTCACGGCCTAGTTCCCCCCCTACGAGGCATTTAATGATTCAGGATCGTGGATTACGAAAAGTCATTATAACACTACCGTGGGTCAGAATGGTGTATACACTGGTTCTGTTAGTACTAATGGTGTAGCCGGTGAATGGTTAGAAATGAAGTCACCGTATGGTATTAAAATATATAGTTTCGCACTGGGTTCGTTCTCCGATGCCAGTAGTAACCGCCAACCTCGTAACTTTGTATTATTCGGAAGTAATGATGGAAATGTATGGAACCAAATGAAATCTGTTAATAATCTTACAAGTGGATACACGACTGGTGGCACGATTCAACATAACGTGAACTCAACGGAATATTATACATATTTCAGGGTTGTAGTTTCAGCTACACAAGATGCTACAGACGGACTTGCTGTTATCACCAGGCTCCAATATTTCGGCACCCCCGGTCCCACGACCCTCGATAAGGGTTCGTTGAGCCTCACAAGGTCCCTCGATGTTCCCCGCGTTTCGCGGTACGACGTGGATACGGAAACCCCGAGACCCGAGAAGTTGGTGGTGGATTTCGATACCACCGTCAATTCCTCACCCACAGATATTTCGGGGCAGGGGAATAATGGGGCGTTTTACCCCCATCCGAATGGTGCCTCGTATTCTGCAACTGATAAGGCGTTTAACTTTGATGGGACGAATGATAGTATTAGGGCGATAATTAGCAACCCTGCTGGTGACTGGGTCCACAGTATATCTTTCTGGTTTAAACTGGATATTGATCAATCTACTATCTCGGGTAGAATAGATCCATTTACAATAGGACGACAAGGTACGGGGGGTGTGAATAGAACTGCCGATCTCCCCTCGGGAGATCTCGTCAGTCACTACAGTTCGTGTGACATAGCACCAACCACAATTGATTGGTACTTTTACGGTAATGATGCGAGATTCAATATATCAGGAATCAAAGCTAATGAGTGGCATCACTTGACTTTTGCGTATGAAGGTGGTGGTGCTGTAGCAAGCAGGCACGCATTTTTTGATGGTGTTGAGTATCCAAATGTGGGTACGAGTACCACACCACTTGATATGTTCGCGAATTCAATTTTAGCACTTGGTGTAGATTTTGGTCGAGTGTCTTCCTCACCCTCGTATTTCGACGGCAAAATCTCCAACTTCAAAATCTATAACGCATACCTCGAACCCTCGGAGGTCCAAAAGTTGTACCGGTTGGGCCGAACCGGGCGGTCCATGGTCATCAGCGACACGGCCGTCGGGATCGGGAAAGTCCCTGAAGCACAGTTGGATGTGAGGGGGACTATTTCGGCAACGGGTGACATACAGGTTTACTCCCCAGATGGAATATCTAAAATTCGAACGGGAAAGGTTGGAACGTTCTTTCAAACCAGTGGTAGGACTATTGACACTGACACCTCTTTCTCACCCTCCCGTCCTTATTCTATATGGGAATCTAATGTAGCGGGCGAGGGGTCCTACATTGCTATTAACGGTGATAATATAGTTATGTGTTCTCCATGCGATGATGAAAGTCTGCGATACTATGATGAAGACAATGGTAACGAAGTTTGGAACATTTCCAACGCTGGTGCTCTCGTGGTGGGGTCGGATTCACGTAGAAAACATGATATCAAACCAGTCATATGGGAAAATGTTCTTAAAAAAATAGGAAACATCGAACCATCGACATTTAAATTTAAACACCCTGAATCGTATACTCGAGTTACATCAAAATGGGATAAGGAGCACATTGGGTTTATTGCACAGAATGTCCAAGAGAATTTTCCTGAACTTGTTACTGAAGATGGGAGTTCTGAAAATTATTTATTGGTAAATTCATCGATGATGATCTTACCAATTATACAGGGGATACAACAATTAACAAATGAACTCCAAGCTGAGAAGGCAAAGAACGAAGCTCTTGAAACACAGGTTTCAGATCTTTTGGCCTCAGAAAACGCTCAAATTGTCCTCCTTCAAAATGTGGTTTTTAGCTTGACGAAAAGAATCGAAGCTCTTGAGAATGCTTAAAAATAAAGTCTCACTATATTATAAAATGTCTGGTGGTATCGCCCAACTTGTAGCTGTCGGTGCTCAGGATGCTCACCTCGTGGGTGCACCCGAGGTGAGCTTCTTTCGCTCCACGTACAAACGTCACACCAATTTTTCCCAAACTGTCGAACGTCAGGTCATCCAAGGTAACGTCAGCAACGGTGGTATGTCCACTGTTCGCTTCGAGCGCAAGGGTGATCTCCTCAACTACGTCTACTTGGCCCCCCACGACTCGACCGGCCCTGATACAGAGCCCATCCCTGACTGGACCGCTCTGATTTCCAAGGTTGAGCTGCTCGTCGGTGGTCAGGTGGTGGACACCCAAGATTCCACCTACTCCACCCTCATCGCCCCCACCCTCTCTGCTACCTCGTCCTCTAAGTCTGTGGCGGCTGGTCTCTACGACGGTGCGGGGACTTCGAAGTTCTACCCTCTCCGCTTCTCCTTCTGTGAGAACTGGCAGTCGGCTCTCCCCCTCGTGGCTCTCCAGTACCACGATGTTGAGATTCGTATCACTTGGGGGGGCTCCGCGGCGTCCCACTCGTGGAACATCTACGCGAACTACGCCTACCTCGACACAGATGAGCGCACCATGTTCTCCACCGGTTCCCAGAACATGCTCATGACCCAGGTCCAGAAGAGCATCGGCTCCAAGTCTAAGATTCAGGAGCTCAACTTCAACCACCCCATCAAGTATTTGGCGGCTGGTAAGAGCAGCGCCATTGGTGTCCTCAACAAGGCGAACAAGCTGAAGCTCCAAATTAACGGCACCGACATCTCGGACTACAAGTTCGCGGATCCCCACTTCACGTCGGTCCCTCTCTACTACCACACGACGAACTCCAGTGTGAAGGGTGACCAGCTCTTATTCATCCCCTTCTGCCTCGATGCCGCAAAGCTCCAGCCCACTGGCACCCTAAACTTCTCCCGCCTCGACTCGGCTCGGATCCAGTCCACCGGTCAGGACTTTGACGAGGACATCTACGCCGTAAACTATAACGTCCTTCGCATCGAAAATGGTATGGGTGGACTTTTATATTCTAACTAAATAGTAATAGTAACCATGTTTTGGAAGATTGTTTTCCTCCTATCCATCGTTTTTGTATTGACGTACGACCCAAAATCCAGGACAATCGAAAAGTTTGTCGGTCAACCCACACCACCGACCAACAAGTCCTGCCAACCTACGCATTACCAAGCCGTTCAGTTCGCAACAAGCCCATACCAGTGTCCAAATGACGACACGACCTCTATGGGCGTTTTAACTTAAAAACAAAACTCGTCTATAAAAGTATAATGATTCCTATTGATCGTGAAACCATGACTATAATCGCCACCATCGTGTGCATCGCCGGTGTTATCTTCCTGTTCAAGGAGCTCAACAAGGCCAAGCAGGATGTTGACGAGCTCAAAGTTTTTTCGGCCCACATGGTTCGCCATCTTTCCCAGCCCAGCCGTCCTCGGATGGAAAAACCCGAAAAGGAGGCACTCGAGGAGGATGAGTCGGAGGTAAAAACTGAGGAATAAACATATCAACATATTATAACTTGCGAATGCGCAATGAAAAAACATAAGGCGATAGCGATACCGGTTAGCTTTAATGGTGATCAATTGAGATTTCTAACCGTGAGAGACTGGAGGTTCAAGGATTGGATTTTTGTGACAGGTGGGTGTAGACGTAGAGAAATCGCAAATCCAATCCGTTGTGCCTTACGAGAATTGGAGGAAGAGACAAGGGGTGTAGTATCCCTAAAAAACGTAGAGTATACAGATTTCAAATTTACAGTTCAAGAAAGTGCTACGGTTGATCTTGAATACAATGTATTTGTATTTTTTGTGGACTACAACCGTGCAGAGCAGCACAACCAGGTCAAGAAGTTTTACGAGGAAAAGGCGAAGATGAATTTGAAGAAACTTCACAACCAGCCAATCCGAAAAACACACGACGAGAACGATTATATGAGTTATGACACCTTACCGGAGTTTAATTCGCGTAAGCGTTGGAATTTAATCATTGACAATGTCATAAAAAACCCTGAATTTTACAACTGTGTTCAATCACAGGATAGAAAAAAGTTCTCTATAAAATAATGAAGTCCAAGGCTTTCATTTTGAGACAGATTTCAGAACTTCTTGAAAAGAACAGGGGTCTGTGTGACACTGAGGTTCAGGAATGGATAAAGGAAAATGATAAAATGACAGTCTATGAACTTTTGACCTTTAAGAAGGAATTGTCAAAAACTAAAGAATATCAGGATGTATCATGTATGAGATGGTTTAGAGATGAGGATCCTTAAATATATATGTTTAAAAGCTGGTGTACCCAAAACGGCTTTCTGAAAAAAGTCCCCAATCCATCACACGTGCTCCTAGACGGAGGTTGCCTGTCTGTGCCGTTTGATAGATTGAATGAATTTTATGATAAATATGTGGAGGCTGTAAAAGCTGACGAAAAGTTGTTTGTCGTGGAGCAGAAGACGACCACGTATAATTTTTTTGTTGACATCGACTACAAAGATGATGATAGTCTCGGTATTGACATGATTGAAGATATTTGTGAAGTGATATGTAAATGTGTGAAGAAGTTTGGGGGGAAGGAATGTATCATATCTGTGGCTAAACCAAAAAAGTCTGGAACCAAGATCAAAACTGGTGTGCACCTGAACTGGCCCGGGTTCGTCGTCAATCAGGGTATTGCGGTATACCTGAGAGATTACATCATCTCTGACCTATTCAGTTTCAATAGGGATGTTTCGTGGGACACCGTTATTGATTCATCGGTGTATGGAAATCCAGATAGAAAAACAAAGGGGAGCGGGTTCCGTATGCCCTGGTCTCACAAAATGAACAAGGGTGTTATCGAAGGAATGTATCTACCCCTCTTCAAATATACATGGCCCTTGTCGACCCTCGTGAGAATCGAACCAAATCCAGACACATCGGTATTGAAATCGGCAGCTGTCAGGACAGATAAGGAGGTAACTATTTCCATAGATCTTACAAACTCCAAGCGGAAAGAGGGTTCTTTCACTGCCGAACAGATGAAGAATGAACTCTATGACACAAAATTGAGAAACTTGTTGGAGACATTCATCCGTAAAAATATGAAGGGACAGGATGAGGCTTACATCACAAAGATTTTCAGTTCGAAGAATACATTTTTAGTGTCGAGCACGTCGAGATGGTGTGAAAATATACAGAGGAAACACAACTCCAATCACGTGTGGTTTTTGATCAGTGGTAAGCAAATATTACAGAAATGCTTCTGCACATGCCCAACCCTAGATGGACGAAAGGATGGGTTTTGTAAGGATTTTGTTGGACGAAGACATGAGCTTCCAAGTGAAATCACTTCCATTCTCTACCCAGACAAAGAAGAACTCAAAAAGTGTAAAGAAGTTGTGAAATATACAGACAAACCGCTGCCAAATGTTAGGTCACAGGTGGAGTTCTTCTTGAACAAGTGGATGAAGGTTGACAAAGACACTAAAATCATCGACATCAAACGTCAGAAGGGTGGTTTACAATTTACCACAACATCTAGGTTTTGTGAAACTGCCTCGGTGTGTCATGACCAATTGATGGCATACACTATAAAAAAGAATGAGATTAAACAGTCATGCCCCGTATGTAAAAAATGCACAGCGAGAACTCATAAACTGACTCCAAACATTATTAAACTACTTAAACAATAATCGAGTATTGAAGGTAAATGACGAATACCAGATCGGGTAGAGTGATCCGTAAGCCAACTGTTTTCGTCCCTACTGAAACAGTATTAGATGATGACTACTGCACCGATGACTACGATACAGATGCAGGCTCTGACCTAGACACAGATGAAGAGTGTTATTCCGATGAAAGTGAGGATGATTATGACGACGACGCGGATGAGAATGGGAACCTCAAGGATTTTGTGGTTGAGGATGAGGATGAAAGTGAGTCAGAAGACGCTTAAAAAAAAGAGAAACTACTGTAGTAATGGAAACTGATATTGGAAATCCCATAGAATACAACCCCGATATAGACCCTCTTGTCCAAGAAGAGAATGAAAAAAATAGTCAACAAGTGCCCGACGAGCAGCAGTATTATTTTCAACCTCAAGAGATGAACTATCAGTATCAGTCTTCTCCACCACAGGAGAATGATTTATTTAAAAATATAGACAAGTCTACATGGATCATCGCTTTTGCGGTGTTCCTACTTGGCTTTTTCATGGGTAAGACAATGCAGCCGGTCATACTCAGATATGCCTAAGCTTCAACAATTTCCTTGAGATGTGGTGATCCACTCAACCAATTATCATCTGGAATAGTCGAGTAGGGAATAAATGTCCCCATATCACCCTTTTTGAAAATACTACCATATGTATCCAACCCAGTATCCTCGATAAATCCAACTGTCGAAGATACTTCTACAACTTCTTCCTCTTCCTTTTTGTTTTTTAAAGTGTATGGTGTTTTAAAAAACAAAATAAAGAATGCTCCAACCATTAATATAGTCAGAATTATACCTAACATTGTTTATTATATGTGTAGATTATTTATTTTTTTTACGCTGAGGTAACCTCTTCTTCACCTGCGTCCTCTGTGATCTCCTCTAGCTTGGCCTCAGTGGAATTTTCCGCTTCACGTAGCTTGCGTCGTTCTTCCATCTCCTTCGACACGATAGCGTCCGCCTCCTTGACGAGTTCTTCCATCGGGGTATCAGGCTTCTCCTTCTTGAGACGCTCAAGCACCTCAGCTGGGTGGGAAATAGGGGATTCATCGGGCTTGGTGTAAAACTTAGAGTTGTCGTCACCCGGGGTGAAATGATTCTTGTCACTCATCATAGCATCCTTACGTTCCTGGAACATACGAGCCGCCTGGGACTGGTTCTCCTTGTATCCAGTCATGATTTCCTCAAGCTTCTCATTCGTGTAGTGGACATTGTCGATCGCGGCGGGATCGGGGGGGATTAGAAGCCACTTATACATGTCTACTACGTAAATGTCAAAGGTGGGATCCTCCTTCTGAAGGCGCTTGGCGTGTTGAGCAGCTTCGTCACGGTTGGCGAACGCACCACGAATCTTGACACCAAACTTTTCATTCTTCTGGGGAGCCTCAGGCCCAACGACAGAAAGGCATGCGAACAGTTGACCGGGGACAGTAGTATAATCTTGGGTGAGAGACATTATAAACATTGTTACGATCAAAACTTTAAGTTCTTTATACTTAAGTCAGCTCTTAAAGGAATGAATCTATTCTAAACCATGGAAGAGATTCGTAAGAACCATAACGAGGCCAAGCGATCCTTGATACAATCTGTCACAAAAGAGGGTCACAGTATTTTGGATGTTGGTTGTGGTTTTGGTGGTGATCTTCAAAAATGGCACAGGTGTGGTGCGAATATAAATATGTGTGACCCAGAGCCGAGTGCTTTAGTCGAGGCTAGGTCTCGAGCCAAGAACATGCATATGAGAGTGAACTTCTACGAGGGTGACATACACAACTGTCCAAATAGAAAACATGACATCATCTGCTTCAATTTTTCACTGCATTACATCTTCGCCACGAGAGAGCTTTTCTTTAGCTCGATACGCGAAATCAAAAAAAGAATCAAACACGATGGAAAATTGATAGGCATCATCCCAGATTCAGAGCAGATTATTTTCAATACACCATACTTGGATGAGGCTGGTAATTTTTTCAAATTGAAAGAACACGGAAATGGGGGATTTGGAGAAAAACTATTCGTCAACCTCGTCGATACACCCTTCTACGCTGATGGTCCAAAATCAGAACCTGTCGCGTATAAGGACTTACTCGTGACACACCTGGAGGAGATCGGGTTCAAGTTACTAAGTTGGGAGAGTCTGAATGGCAACCGAATATCAAAACTGTATAGTAAATTTATCTTTGTATATAAAAGATGAACGCACCTCTGATCACTTTGCTCGTGGTGGCGATTTTCTTTTTTTATAGGGCTGAGAGACCAGAGAAATTGAGACTAGTCAATGAAAAGTATAGAACACTCAGGGAACACCTCAGAGAAACGAACAATGAAAAGTTTCACATGCTCATGCGTCACATCCCCATCACTGGAAAGCTCTGGATGAATAACAGCGTTGGGACAAATACGAATAAGGGTGGTGAGATTGTGGTGTGTTTGGATGGTGAGCCCAATGAAATTTTCCATGTTCTCATCCACGAGCTCGCACATTGCACAGTCGAAGAGTATTCACATTCACCAAAGTTTTGGGAAAATTATGAAGAGTTGAGAAATATCTGTATAGACCTGGGTATATACGAAAAGGTCACGGAGAGGAAGGAATTTTGTGGTCAGCATGTCCAGGACAAATAATCTCAGTTAAGTTTAATGAAGACACCTCTTTCTGTCCTTGCTACAGCCATAGCTTACTGGGCTGCCATGTACATCGTTCTAGTCATCCCTCAGTTTTCTAAAAGCTATGTGATTAATCTTTTCTGGATGACACTGATCGCACCTAACTTAATGCGGCTTGCCATCGGCAAACTGCCTCAACTCGCTGTGGATCGCGGATTTTTCCTAGTATCTACACTCATCGGGTTTATTCTCACATACCTCATCAACCAGGTATCTCCCGATACACGAGAGGCTATGAAGAACAACAGGGCGTCTAATGATAAGAAACTGAAACTTGGTGTCTTATTAATAGGGACATTTGCCTTTGGAGCTTTAGTTGCGTATTTCGCTGGAATGGATAAATCCATATACAGTAACATGGGTTGGGAATCTAATGGTAAGAACAATATGTTACCTAATTTTTAATGACGTAATCCTTCAGTAAGAAGAATACGACAGCCGCCACAGCACCGGTGGAGGCAAGACCCACCAAACTTCTACCCCCTTGTTCGTTAAGGAACTTGGGGATAGAGGTCGCGAGACGATCTTGGATAGGTTTGCTTACAGAGATGGCAGCACATACACCAGCTACGACAGCGGTGAGTTGGTCATCTGTCAGGTTGAAGGGGTTCTTGCTGACGGGTTTCTCGGCCTGCACCTGATAAGCACCCTGGGGGTTAGGAGCTGTCATGTGAGGCATGGCACCCTGCATTCTGGGTTCCTCTGTCATCACAGGAGGCTCCATCATGATATCGTTAATGGGAGTAGAATCCATCGTCTCTTTATGTTCACTCACATTTTTTTCAGGTGGAATATACGCTTCATTTTGCCTGAAAGAAGTAGTTTGATTATTGTTCAGGGGCACCATACCCTCCCCATTGTCAGAGAGGCTCATGGTCATAACGTTATCATTCGCCATTTAATATACTCATATGTTTTAGAATAAAAGTAAATTACGCAATCATTTTGTCTTTGTGATTTTAAGATTCGTCTTACGGGTGGCCTTCTTGGCGTCGTCTTCCTTCATGTCTCCATGTTTGGGGTTATACATCTTTTTGTGAAGTCTCCACAGGTCAGCACTTCCCACCCTGAAGTTCTTCCTCATGGTCGCTTTATACCAAAACACACAGTCCTGTATCTTATTACTTTTCACAGTGTTATCCAGAACGAGACACTCATAATTCTCGGTGCACGCATCCATGACTTTACAGAACATGTCGAACGAAGGGAAGATACCAAAGAAAGATTTGTAAAGTTTCTCTCTATTCTGAATGATGTTCTCCCTGAGAATAAACACGTAATCCACGTTGGCACGGAGGGCTGGTGGGAGGTCCATGACATACTGCATGGTCAACATGAAAAAGATCTTCCAATGACGACCATTCATAAAACACTGACGAATACAGGTATCTTTGAGAAACTTTGAGTCATACATACAATCATCGAGTAACATGAAAGCCCCGCAATTCTTTTTACCACCCCCGACAAGTTTACGCTGTCTACTCATGACTCTTTCAATCGCGTCCCTGTCGTAGTCACCGTATACGAATAGGTCTGGAATAAACTCTGAATAAAAATGATTGCCCTCTTCTGTTCCAGAGAGAACTATACCAGCGGGGAGATGCTTTTTGTGAAACATTATGTCCTTCACCAGAGTAGACTTACCGGTGTTACGCTTGCCTATAAAAACACAGACCCTGTCATCTGTCATCGTTTCAGGCTTGAATTTCCTCAACTGGAGATTCATTCTAGTATTATTCTGGGTTTTATTAAATCTTTTTTAACTCATCCTGAGAAACGTTATATTCTGGATAAAACAATCTTAACACACTGTAAATGTTTATGCAAACAGGTCTTATCGGGAATACAGACGATACAGCTAATCAATACATCACCACCATGATTGACATTCTATTACCTGTCATGGAACAGAGTATGCTATACGCAGGGGAATACGCTAAGGGTTGTGGGCGTGACATCATTCTTCCCGAGGATGTTGAATACGCGATCAAATACTGTGCGATGTGTCGTGTTGGACATATTGTTGGCAGCACTATGCCAGAGATTTATGACGATTCCGAATCCGATTCGGATGAATCCTCTGTAGAAGATGTGTCTCCAGAGGAGTGTCCCGAGTTCATCAGATATTCAGGAGAGGACCATTTACTAACTGAAATTAATCAGGCCCGCGACAGTTGGGAGAACTGGATTCCACAGAGTCCGGCAGAAGAGATGTTAAAAAATGCTATTAATAATAATGAGCATCTCGGAGCCTGAGCCATGGTCGTTCAACGGTGAAGACCAATTCAAGAAATATGAATCAGAAGAAAGTTCGACAGATGAATCTGACGACGAAGAGATATTTTCTAAAAAGATCAAAGGTAAGAAATTCAAAAAGATTGTAGAAAAGGAAAAACTATCTTTCGAATAATTTTTTTCCCGACTTACTATATAACACCATGTCCGCTGCTATCGAAACTGTCAACCTCGTTTCCCAGGAGCTCCAGACCCAGACCCTCAACTCCATTGTTGCGGGTTTCTCCTTCGCCGCTGCGATGTCCTGGATGGACTTTGTTCGCTGGTCGATCACCCAGATTGTTAAGGTTCCCAAGAACGGTGGCTCTCAGTATGTCCTCACTGCTCTCCTCACCACCCTCCTCTCGGTTGTGATCTTCCTCATCGTGACTGCCGTCAACGGCCGTGTCTCCAAGCCCGCCCAGCCCGTCTACGCGATTACTCGCTAAGCGGCTTTCCTCTTACCCATAGAGAGTATCAATAGGATACCTGTAAAAATAATTAGGGTAATATAGATGTACTCAATTTTCCATTCATAAAGATTCTTTTTATCAGGAATGCTTATGCTTGGCACCTTTTCCTTTTCCTCCTCTTCTTCCACTGGTTCTTCTTTCATCGGAGTAAGATTTTCCAACTTGTCTGTGGAACAAGTGATTTCAAATTTTAGGACATGATCTTGGAATCTGAAATCATACGGTAACAGTTCACCGCGATTCATGTAGAAAAACTCGACCCGTAAGTCACGCATCGATTTCATAGGTCCTGAATGGAACTCGTGTGAGACTTTATCATCGGCACCAACCACGTTGACGAAATCAGTCCCAGGAGGTGAAGTTAGGGTTGAACCTGGGAGGAGAATCGTGCCTGTATAAGAGGAGTTTTGGGACGACAAGGATATGGGTTGAACCATCTGCTCAGCTCCGGATGAGAGACGAACTGCCAGGGCGTTGGGTCCACTGAAGTTCCCCGCACCAATGTCTTTTTGAGGGACTCCCGCCCCGTTTATAGTGTAGTTTGTGCCTGGTAAACCTAAAATTCGGTGAAGTGTGTCAGGTAGCTGTTCCTGACCTGTGAAAAGGAGCAAAACCTGATGGACGATAGAAGTGTAAACCGTACCAGCTATGTTAGCCGTTACTGGATTCACGTAAGCCGCGGGACCGACAGTGAACATGTTCGTCGCCGCATCGTAGGTCAGGTTTATGTTGATGTCGTTCCCACTAAGTGGTATAATGGTCAGTGCAGCAGCTAAACTCGCCCCGTCG